CAGGATCAATTATAGTAGAAGCTGGTTCGGGAATAAAAGCTGGTTCGGGAATAAAAGCTGGTTGGGGAATAGAAGCTGGTTTGGGAATAAAAGCTGGTTGGGGAATAGAAGCTGGTTTGGGAATAATTGCAGGACTTTACATTAAATGTAAATTAGCTCTTAATTGTTCATATAGACTTTTTGCAGGTACAGCAACATGGAAAGAAAATATTGAAGAAGAGAACAATATTATTGAATGTGGAAAGTTAGAAAAAGGAACAATAGTTACAGGAGTTTTAAAAGAATTGGGTTTACCTGATACAAACAGAGTTTTAGATAATTTATCAGGACAGGAAGTTAGTGTTACTTTAAACGGCAAAACTTACAAAGCTGTGATTAAATAACTACCCTGCTCCTTAAATGGGGGCAAGAATAGAGATTTAATCAGTACAAAATTATGAACACTAACGAGAAGCCGGATTTTGGACTTAATGAGAATGATTAAAAAAATACTAGCAGTCATAATACTTTTACCGTTTGCTATAGCAATCATTCCGGCTGTGATCGTAATTGTTATAGCCTCCCCATTTATATGGGCTTGTTCTGTTATATTTGAAGGGGAAGACGACCCGGACGACCCGGACAGCTATCAATACTAATGAACATCAAAACCATTAAAATATTAAAGAAGTACGCTAATATGATGATTCCGGGAAGTAAAAAGCTGGAAGATGTATATATTGAGCTGTTTGAATCTCTATCAAAGAAGACTCAGAAGCAAACACTTGAAGAAATAAAAATGTTTATCTTAATGCACAATAACTAGGAGGTTTTCTTAACTTTTGGCCTACCCCCAGTCTTACCCCACTCTTTCATTTTATCTTTACCGTATTTGTTAAGCGTGGCTACCCCACCAAGTTTACCCAGTGCTTGTGCGTTTGGATTCTTCATATGTTTAATTATATCCTACCGCCTAGATAGTTGTATATAGGCGGTTCATGTAATTAAAGCATCAAAAATACTACCATTCCGGCCCATATAAAGGCCGTGGCCATAAATATCAAAGCTAACACAACAATGATAGCCGATATGCGTATAAGTGAATTGTGGAGTCTAACCATAGCCCTTCTTTCCTTCAATAATTGTAGTCTTGTTTTCATTTTTCTCCTTTCTGGTTATTTCTTGGCATAACTAGGCCGTATTAAAAGTTAGTTCTAATTATTGCCCTGCGTAATCACTTCAGGGCAATATTAAAATTAAATTATTCCTTAAATCCGTTGTTGATATAACTAATTGCTGTATATTCTGACTTTACTAGCTTTGAAGGAATATCATTATACTAAACCTAGCGGTAGGTATTGTCAATAGGCAATTAGTCTAGGCACGAAACGAGGCTAAAACAAAACGGTCATTATGTAGTCAATGTTATTAGAAGGGCCTTAAAACGCATTAGGTGAAGGCATTATTTTATAGTAGCGTATAATTAAGGTATGACACACCCCGGAGGAAGACCAACTAAATATTCAGCTAAGATATTGCAACAGGTTGATGAATACTTGGCATTGACCGGAAAGCATCAAGGAAAATTACCAACTATATTTGGGCTAGCTGTTTATGTTGGTGTTGATAGCGATACTCTTTTGAATTGGAGCAAAGCAACGGATCAAAATGGGGACTTATTGTACCCAGAGTTTTTCGGGTCTTTTAAGAAATTGAAGGACATTCAAGGCCAACAATTAGTAGATGATGGCATATATGGAGGCAAAGAAGTCAATCCGACTATCGTTAAATTACTACTTCAAAATAATCATGGTATGAAGGAAAGGCAAGACATAACAACAAACGATAAAGACTTGCCCACCCCTATCTATAATGGAAAATCAACAAAGGTTTAGTATTCAAGACACCACGGCAACCCGAAAGATATTTAGTTTAAAGAAAAGAATAAGAGCAGTAGCCGGAGGAACTTCAGCAAGCAAGACAATATCTATCATTATATGGTGTATTGATTACTGTCAGACGAAACAAGACCGAGAGAAACTTCTAACAATTACATCTGAAAGCTATCCACATTTACAGAAGGGGGCAATGCTCGACTTTATGACCATAATGAAGGACCGGGGATACTGGAAGGATGAATTATGGAACAACACAAAGCATGAGTATTCATTTGAAGCTGGTAACAAGTTGGAGTTTGCTACCTTTGATACATATAGTAAAGCTCATGGTGCAAGGCGTGATGTGTTATTCGTTAATGAAGGCAACCATATGGCCTACAACATCATAGATCAGCTCATGGTGCGTACTAGGGAAATTGTATGGATTGATTGGAACCCTACGGAGGAATTTTGGTTCTATCTGGATATGTTGCCTACTAGATCCAAGGATATAGACTTCATCACACTAACATATAAGGATAATGAAGCCTTAGACGCTCAGACAATAGCGGAAATAGAATCTCACAAGAACAACCGGCAATGGTGGCAAGTATATGGTCTAGGTCAATTAGGTGAGCTTGAGAGCCGGATATATAAGGATTGGGAGATTATAGACGAGTTACCCAATGATGCCTTTCTTAAACGCTATGGCTTAGACTTTGGATATACCAATGACCCCACCGCCTGTGATGCTATATATGTATGGAATGGTGGTTATGTGATTGATGAAGTGATAGATCAAAAAGGATTAAGTAATAGAATGATTGCGGATATATTACTTAATAGGCCCGAAAGAGCTTTAATTATTGCTGATAGTGCAGAACCCAAGAGCATAGACGAGATTAGAAGCTATGGACTTAATATCATCCCGGCTAATAAAGGGGTAGGAAGTGTCCTACAAGGTATACAGTATGTGCAAGGACAACGCATATATATCACCCGCAGATCTGTAAACATAATTAAGGAGTACAGGAACTATAACTGGATGGAAGACAAAGAAGGACGGATAATCAATGAACCTTCACCAATATGGAATCATCACATGGACGCTATCAGATACGGTATGGAGTCGCTAAAAGCTACAGTTCCGAAGAAGTTTGACACAAGTATGGGATTTGGTGGTGTAAAACCCCTATATCCCGATATTGGTATAATTTAACTATATGAGAATACTAACGGTGTGTGAACAAGGTAACAAGAGATCTGTATTTACTCGCAACATACTCCATCATAAGCATGATGTTATATCCTTCGGAATTATGACTTCTACCCCGGAAACTATAACAATGCTTTGTGAATGGGCAGATAAGATACTTCTAGCAGAACCCAACATGGTTGAGATGATACCTGAAGTGTATAGACTGAAGGTTGATACACGCTTCACTATTGGGCCTGATGTGTGGCCTACATACATCCAAGGGCCACTTAAAGACTTAGTATTTATGCAACTTAAAGCATTAGGGTATATTTAAGAAAGTATATAATTTAGATAATGAATCCCGATACATCACCAACGGCAGTCCCTTCACAAGGAATGATTATCCCAAGTGCTTTAATGGAAAAACTTAGAGTACAGAAACAAGAGGCCTTTTTATTTAGAAGACGCAGACAACCTGACTGGACTGACAATTACACGCTAGGTCGCGACAAGGTACAGATCAATAGGTTAACACAAAGACAGGCCGTTAATATTCCACTTATCAAGTCCACAGTAAAGAGTTTACTTAAAGACATAGATGAGCCACCCATACTTTTCTTCAGAAACCACGATAATGACGATCAGGCTGAAGTATTTTTTAATGAGTATTGGAGGGCCAATTCTATTGCTAATAAGTTAGTGTTGAAGGATTTAGTAGATAAAAGACAAGAAATGTACTTCGGGAGGTCCTTCAAGTTTCTTAATATAGTAGACGGTCAATTCTATTGGGAGATAGTAGATCCGCAGGATGTACTTGTAGATCGTTATGTAGACCCCACAGACATTGATACAGCCCGTTATGTGATCCGAGAGCATGAGTATGTACCTCTTGCTTCACTTCGTAACAATCCCAAGTATGATAATGCGGAAGTTAAGAAACTTCAAAAGTTCTTAGGGACTGAAGCGGGACTTATTCGTGCTACAGAAAATCAACTTGACTGGGTAGAGCGTAACAGAAGGGGTGCAGCACTTGGGGTAATTGATGTATTCAATCCGGTACTAGGTGAAACCTATGTGGAACTTAACGAGTTTTTTGTTAAAGAGTGGAACGAGGACGAGAAGTGTGACGAAATACGCTACATAGTAACGGCTGAAGATATGGTTGTTTTATATGATGAACTGCTTGAGGACTGTATAGGGGAAACCTCGGACAATTTCTGGCGTAATCATTACCCTATAAACACTTGGGCTGATGAAACCGAAAGGACTGACTTTTGGAGTGATGGAGTTGTTGATTCTATCCGTACACTTAACAAAATATTGAATGCTTGGTTCTCTCAATTAGTAGAAAATCGTACCCTTAAATCATTTGGTATGAATTTCTTTAATAGTTCTCTTGGTGAAGAAGGCTTTACACCACAAACCTTTGAACCTATTCCATGGGGTTGGTATCCTATTCCGGCAGGGGTTACCGGGAAATTAGCGGATCAGATAATGAATGTGCCAGTCCCGGACTTAAAAGATACTCTTGAGGATATGAACTTTATTATGACCCTAGCAGAGAAGGCTTCGGCAGCAACTAATACACAGCAAGGTGTAACACAAGAAAAGCCGGTAACATTAGGTGAAGTACAACTTACACTTAATAATGCACAGGAAAGAGTTAAGGCTATGAGTAAGTATTACAATGCAGCATGGGAAGACTTCGGACTCAAATATGTGAAGATGCTTGAAGCAGCCGGGGACACCATAGAACCTATTACAATCAATAAGAAGGGTAAGCTAACAAGTAAGAACTATACAAAGGTAATCAGTCCTAAAGACTGGTATGCCAAGAATGGTTATGGTATTGAATGTAAAATGAAGGAAGATGTACAGTCTGCTAACCTTGATTCATTGCAGAAACTCCAATTTAGTAAATCTTTAATGCCTACTAATCAAGCCCTTAACAAAGTTATTAAAAGAAAATCTCTTGAACTTGCTGATGTTCCAACTGGTGAAATGGCGGAGATCCTCAAAGAGGATGAAATGCAAACTCAACTAATGGCACAGAATCCTATGGGAGCAATGGGCATGGGTACGCAACCCGGTGGGCCACCAAACCCTAATGCAGCAATGCAACCAGCTCAACCGCCCATGCCTTTGCCCACACAATAACAAATGCTACAAGACATACAAAAATACCTTGAATCACTAGGTATCAAAGATTTTGATGATTTAAGATCTGATGAAAAGGAGAGTTACTTCAAATTACTTGATCTGGTGGAAAAAAGCAAAATTACCTTAGATGATATTAAAAAACATATCCATGCCATGAGGATGGGTGTTGAGTTTTCTCTTGCTACGGAGAAACTTAACAAGAGTGAAGACTTATATTTGAAGGCAAGATTAAAGAATTACATACTCTTAGAGAGTTTATTTGAAAGACCGGAGAGGGCAAAAGAAATGTTGATACAATATACAAGGGTTAAGGGGGTGAACAAGGTATGAAGATGATGGTACGAGCTGGAATGAGTGGAAAAGAAATGCGACCTATGTTCAAGAAAGCAAAAAAAGGTATTAAAAAATCAGGTATTTACAAAGGTAAATCTAATAAGTTGGGTTATGGTGGTAGAGCCAAACAACTTAAAGATAAGGGAGTTCCTGCGGGTGTTATAGGTAACTTGGCACGAAAAGCCGGGGCAGCAAAAGGTGGCCCAAATTATCATGGAAAGTGATATAATTTAGTTTGTAAGAAAGGCCGCTTCTTGATAGACGGCCTTTTTTATGTAAATTGACAGAAATGTTAGTTTGGAATATAATTAGTAGTAATGAACCCCGAAGCACAGGCTATCTTCGATAAGTTAGTTAAGATGAATCCTCAAGATTTAACAAAGGAACAATGTAATTTTCTTCACGCAAGACGACCTTATATGAATGATGAACAGATCCGAGTGTTTAAGGAAGTACTTGATGCTCGTGATGCAGAACTTGAAGGATTAACTAAACCTCCACTATATATAAGTAGAAAGGAAAGAGAAAAAAATGGCAAGAAAAACTAATCAAGACAAAGGCAAACCAGATCCAGAGTTAGAAGCAGTACTTGCACAAACTCCACCAGATATAAATGAACCTCAAGGACATGAAGATGATGATATAAATGATGGATTAAATGATGATGAACATAATATAGAAGAAGAAGAAGAAAAAGAAGTAGTAATCGAAGAAGAATTAGTACTCAAATCTTCTGAACCTGCACCAGAACCACTTCCAAGTCCTCCGGTGCAGGTAACTGAACCCACTAAACCAGTAGTAATACCAGAACCAGAGCCTATTGAAGTCAAAGAAGTAGTTGCACCTACAGACGAAGAACTAAGAGCCTATGTTTTACAGGATGGGGTAGATATAGATGAACTGACAAACTTTGAGAAGGCTACAGCTAAAAGGAATTACATGATTGAGAAGCGTCAAGAAGCTATCAATGATAGTTTTAAAACTCAAAGACAACAAAGTGCATGGTCTAAAAAGATTGATTCCTTTATAGAAGGTGTTAATGATGATCCAAAATTCGTCCAATTAGGTGGACATGAAGCAGAATTTAAGAAGTTTGCACTTCAACATCCCGAAAGTGATATACAAACTCTATTACTACCGGCATTCCTTCATCAATTACCACCAACTGTAAAAAAATCAGGTAGTTTATTTGTTAAAGGTGGTGGTGGAGAGAAAGCACAACCTCCAAAAACAGTAGTAGATGATGCCGATTTAGTGGCAAAACTAAGAATATCCGATCCTAGAGAGTACAAAAGACAATTAAGAGCTGGTAAAATTAAGTTAGAGGTAGATTAAAACTGTTCTGTAAGCCTTCTTTTCTTCATTTGTAAGTGTTTAAGTCTTCTGTGATCTGCTTCACATAATGAAATTATGTTTTGTGGTTTCCTATTATTGACATTACCGTCTATGTGAAATGTTAGAACATCAGGTAATCCACAAAGTAAACATTCCAAGTCACTAATCATCCTTATATTCCTATTCTTTTCTACTATATTTAGTACGGTTACATGGGATATTGCATACAGTTCTGCAATTTTAGCTGGAAGAAACCTATGGATAAAATATAAAGTCTTAATATCGTTTATATCGCGGTCATTTAATCGTTTTGCCATCTGTCTTAATTATACAACTTACCAAAAAGTAAGTAATAATCGTAATATTAGGTGTAACTACTTCATTTATATGGCTTCATACTTATATCAGTAACATGGCAACATATCCTACAAAGTTAGCAGAAGCATTCGCATCAAAGGCGTTAGAGATTTATTACGCCACCTCCGTTGCTGAAGATATCACAAACCAAGATTATGAAGGTGAAATTCGTGATAAATCCTCAGTCCTTAACATTTTGACCTTCTCTAAGATTCTTTCGCACACTTACACAGGTGCAACAATGACAGTTGATGATCTTACAGAAACAAATGCTCAATTAGTAACGAATCAGGCAGTTGACTTCTACTTCAGAGTTAAATCCTATGACAAATTTAGATCTTACATTAAGAATCCAGAAGGCACTATTTTGTCGCAAACAGCATTGGAACTCAAGAAAGTTATTGATACATATGTACTTGGATTCTGGAATAAAGTTGCCGCAGGTAATAGAATTGGTACAGATTACACGACTGGAACAGCATCAGTTGATGCTTCCGGTACAGTAACAGGTGTTGGAACAACTTTCACTTCCGCCATGGTTGGTAAAGGCATTCAACTTAATGGACAAACATCTTGGTATCAGATAGCTACATTTGTATCTACCACATCTATCACGATAGTTGATGATCTTGATGATACTGGTACAGGTGTCTATACAGGTGGAGCAGTTGGTAATACAACCTACACAATCCAAGCCAATACAGCAGTTCAGGTAACAGCTTCCTCAATCTATGACCAACTTAATCAGTTACAAGTTAAATTGGACAATGTGGAGATCCCATTTGAAAATAGATTCGTAGTTGTTCCTCCAGCAGTTGCAGCGTTAATCAAAGAGTCGGCAAACTTTAATCCTTCTGGTGTACCCCAAGCATGGGAGAAGTTTTCTGCAAATGGATTTGGTAATGGTAGAGTAGGTGGACAGTTAGCAGGATTCGAAGTATATCAATCACCTAGAGTAATTGGAGATTCCACAAATGGTTGGCACATATTAGCAGGACACAAGTCCGCTATCACCTTCGCAATGGGATTTGTCGAAACAGGAATGGAAGATTTGATTGGAAACTTTGGAAAAGCATATAAGTCATTAAATGTCTACGGAGCAAAGGTGCCTGACGAAAGACGCAAGGCTCTGGCCGAGCTATTCGCCAAATTATAACCTTTGCGATCTTCATCAGAACTCCTTCGCAATATAGACAAGTTGTATAATAAATACTATGTCATTACTTGTACGAGATAATCGAGTTATAGTTCCAGCACTTCGTGATGGAGCACCTTCTATTGGTGCTATTTCTAATATGGTTATGACAGTTGGTGGAGTTAAATATACCGAAGTAATGGATGTTGGTACATTTACTGAACTAATATTATTCTGTAATGCTACAGATGTAACAGCAGGTACTATTGATATAGGACTTCAGATATCCCCGGATGGTAAAAAATTTGTAGATGTAGCAGATAATCTTGCACAAGTTACTGTAGTTGGCCTTTCATTTAAGAAAATAA